TAATGTAATAACACCAGCGTTAACTGTACCTATAGCAATATTATCTACTGTTGGGTTTGTTCCACCGTTACCCCACACGCTAACATAGCTCTTACCATAGTTACCTAATGTAACACCACCTTGTAGAACACTATTTTCAAATATATGTATGTCGTTATCTACCGTAGGGTAAAGAGCTAATGTATTAGGTGAATCAACAGTAGGTTGTATATTAATACGACCACCATCAACTCCGTAGCCTGGTCCTGTTAAAGTAGAAGCACTAAATGATATGTTGCCTGTACCACCGCCACTACTACCACCACCCGATAAACCAGGAAATAAGTTTCTATTCCAATACATAAATTACCAAGTAGTTGCACTAAGCTGGACTCGTTTCCAGATATTAGTACTTGTATTGACGTAGTTAGTAGTACAGTAATAAATGTAGTTAGTGTCAAAGGCTACTGTACCCGCGACATCTCCTGGTGCACCGTACGAGTGAGCCGGTGCATAAGGACCGATTAATAAACCGTTAACAAAGTTAAGTGCACTCACACCACTAACTTCTATAGTATTAGCAGTAATGTTTAAATCATTAAATGCACTTATCAGCATTGTGCCTGTTGAAAGCGGGCCAATATCTAAGTTATTAGCTGAAGTAGTGCGTGTTTGCATTCCACTATAAAGAGCGTGGTCGCCTAATCTAATCTTGCGAGTATATAAACCAAGCTCCCCGGTTATTTCGGTACGGGCATGGGTTGCACTGACACTATTTACTGAAGGTACATATATACCTGGTGAGTATGGAGAGTAGCTAGCGTATGAACCGATAAAAATACTTGAATCATCAGTCGTACCATAAAGTAATAACCCCTCATTAGAGTTATCAGCTATTGGCCATTGCGGTCTGTCTGCTATTACATATGCAGTACCGTTAAGTATGTCATACCCGCTTAAAGTATTTGTTCTATAAAACTCTAACCAATTACCACCGTAAATAGATTGTCCGCAATCATCAATAAGCTGTGTTGATGAACCGTAATGTTGAATGTAGCCGTTATTAGAACTTAAAGCAATATTACCGTTTTCAAATGTATTGCTTGTACCAATAAGATAACTTGTAGCTAATGTACGTAACACATTATATGCACTTATTTGCATTGTATTACCATCGCCTTGTGGTATAATAGTTAAGTTATTAGAACTTATTGAACTTGTACCGAGGTTACCGTAAAGAGGTTTAAAGCCAACGTTTAACTGTTGTACGTTAACACCGCCCGGGCCGGTTATCTCAACAGGCCATTTATTATTGCTGTTGTTTACAGATGGTAAATAAATACTAGCAGTTGATGGAGAGTAGTTTGAATACGAACCAATAAAAATACTCGAGTTTAAATTTGAACCGTAAAGTAATAATCCCTCAGTAGTACCGCCGTCTATCGGCCAAATAGGTCTATCAGAGATTGTATAAGCTGTACCGTTAAGTATTGTATAACCACTTAAAGTATTTGTTCTATAAAACTCTAACCAATTACCACCGAATATGGATTGACCGCAATCATCAATAAGTTGAGTACCAGGGCCGCCTGTATAATGTTGTATGTAACCGTTATTAGAGTTTAATAAAATGTTACCGTTATAAAGTGGGTTAGAAGTACTTAGAGTAACACTAGCGGCATGTATTGATATTAAATCGTTAGGTTTTCCTGCATATAAACCGTAGTTAGTTACCTGTACGTTGTTAACATAAGGGTTGCCACCACCCGCGCTTAACGCTATAATATTATTAGTATTAGTAACCGTTTGTGCACTTAATGCAGAAATAGCATTAGTTGTATTAGTAGCCCCGATTGAACTTATAGCGGATACAGCTAAGGTTAAAGCAGAAAGCTCGCTATTGACATTAGTAAAGTTCTGATTTAGCGTTGTACGGCTATATGTAAGAAAATCAGTAGGTTGTATGGTTGTAATACTAGCCATGGGCGGTTTATATTATTTAGTATAAACGACTGAATGTTTATACTGTAAGCCAAGTATATGTATTACCATCCCAGGTAAATGTAGCGTTTTGCCAATCAATCTGCATTGGGTTGACCGTAACGACCTGTATACCGCTCAAGGCATAAGGTTGTTGGAATGGTAATGCAGGTTGATATGTGTCTTTTGATAAAATAGAATATCCAGCATCATTAACTACAATGATATCGAAAAATCCGCCGTTTGCAGCATCTGCTGGTGCTTGGTAGTTAACTACTAGTTTATTATTATTAACAATAGTGTAGTTTAAAGCAGGAACAACATTCGGCAAACTAGGGTAAGTAGCAGACATCGACGGTACTGTAGAAAACGAAGATAATGTCGTTACATCAGTATATCCGAACATACCAGGCACTGACCCGCTCAAATAAACAGCATTGGTATAGTTGTACATATCTCCCAACAACGTACAAGTACCTGAAAGACTTGTAGGGGTAATCCAACGATCTGTGAACTGAGTAAAGGGACGCGCTGAAACAGTTGCTGTTTCTTGATAAGAAGTACCACCCACGTCATTTAACGCATTGTAAATGGAACCATATGCACTTTCATTTTCAGGCACTGCTGAAACCGCATAAAAGTTGCTATCGATTTTAAATATTCTACCCGCTGGGCTAACATCAGATTTAAATAACCACCCTTTTATGGTAAATGTGGTATCGCAAGAAACTCTATATATTTTAGTAGCATCAATATCTGTAGGGTAACCCATTTTTAACTGTCCATCCCAGAGAACTTCTGTTCTTATTTCAGTACCAGGCATTGCTTCATTGGTAGTAGAAATAATAAAATATGGGTCACTCCATGGAACAAAGTTGCTAAGGATTTGATCCATATCTGTCTGAAACTTAGTTAAAATACTAATGCTAAGACTAATATTAATCGGTACAGGTTGTAATGTATGAGTACTAGCAGTATCGGTAGAATTAACGTTATAATAGTACCCGTCTAGTTTATTAAAGACTCTATTAACATCACGAGATATTGCGTTTATGTTAAAAGCTACAACAGGAATCGTTATTGTCTGCGCTTTATCAACAATATCAAATAAAACTCTTTGTTTTGGAGAGTAAACATAACGAACAGCAACAGCCGCACCAGGATTACGCTGGTTATCAAAGCGTTTTACTATGGCTCCATCGAAAGCTTGTAAAAACTGGGTTAATAAATCCTTTATTTCCCAGTGATAGTTGTATTGTTGCACAAACTATACTTACTCGCTTCTATGTATTCTGTCTAAGAAGTGCTTCGGCAATTTGTTTTCGTACTTACTAATGATAGTACTAGCTAATCCGTCAATAATATATGTACAGCTTTCATCTTCTTTGGTTCTAGTACATCTACCACATGCCTGGATTAAGTTTATGAACATTTTCATACGATACCAATCCGGATCTTTCTCGGCTAACATCTTAATTCGCTTATTTCCCAATGGGAGATACGGTAGTTTTATGATAATTTGCCATTTTCCCAGGTCTCCCTTAAGATCTAACCCCATAGTTAATGAAGGGCTAACCAAAACTGTAGGGTCAGTGCGTAAAGAATGCTCTTTTATGATAGTTTCATTAGTAGAACCCTCTTCTCTATACAAAAATCTTCGTGTATTAAGCTTTCTTTGCAGTTCCTGAGTGATTTTAAACGTGTGAGTATGTATAATACCCTTTTCGTCTTTGTGATAGTTAGCAATTTTCACAGCCTCTTCAATAGCTTTTGGTAAGTTCTTCTCCATAAGCTTGTGACTTAATGGTAGTTTATCACCTATCACTATCGGGCTTCTTTTTGGGTCAAAAGTTGACTGTAGTTCTATATACTTGTAATCTGTTATACCCAGGTTTTTTGCAAAAATATCACGATCTACAATAGTAGCACTCATAAGAACCACTACTTCTGCAAAGTCAAACAAACAGTGAGTGAGTCTATCTATTTTTAACGGGGTTACAATGACTTTTTCTGCGTCTTTTTCAACAATATACTGTGCATCATCCCAGTGATTAATAGTATGTTTGATAGCATCACATAAATCTTTACGCTGTCTTTGTTTTGCTAGTTCTATTTTGTTTTTTTCGTAGCGAGCACGCTCATTAAAACTATCAATAACATCTTCTACTGCACCTTGTACGTCTAATAACCAGCCTAACACCTTAGGTTGTGCTTCGCTAGTTAGTTTTTCTACTTTTACGTCGAGATAAGCTAAAGATTTATAGTTTATAACAGCAGAAAAGTTCTTAACGATTTCGTCTTCTAGTTCCGACGCCTCATCACAGACTATTATCTGCCGTCTTTTAACGTGATCAGGTAAATTGAAGAATGAAGCATAGTTTAACACTGTAAACTTGTCAACTAACGCTTCATTGCGCATTTCATAATACGGACAAATACAGTTATTCCAGCAGCTTTTCTTTTGATTAGGAGAAATAGTACAAGGTGCCTGATCTACAGTAAAACTATCGTCAATTTCACACTGATAGTTAGATTTGCCCTTAAAAATGGTACTGTCGTCAAACAAGCTAGCGTACTGATCTTGTAAAGCTTTAGTAGTAGTGAGTGCAAACAGCCCGTGATTAGGAAAACGATTAAAAACAGGCGGAAAATCTTTATCAAACGCTTGATAGTTATCAACAAGCTTTACATACTCAGGATCTGCACTATTAGTAGTATTAGAAAGAGTTTTACTGAAGAAAGATTTACCTGATCCAGTAGGTGCTTGTACAATAATAAACTTAGCACCGGAATTAACTGCTTCCTCTATCTGTTGTAAACCAGTAACCTGATGTTCTCTAGGTGTATGTTTGTCAGAAAAGTAAGTTAGTATTGGTTTGTCTATCTTCATTAATAAGAAGACAAGTATATAGTACTTTATGAAAATTACAAGGCCGAAATCGTCATTACACTGTCATAAAACCGGCTATTTTTGACCTTTGTTACTCCTTTAAGAGCTATCAACAGATCAAAGTCATTTTCAGCAAGAGTCTCTAGCTTATAATCGAAGTTTATCTTGTTTAGATCTCCTTCAACAGCATACGGAAACGGTATTTCAAATGTTTCTCTTTTCTTTTCGTTAACCAGTATAAAAGACATGTAGTTTCCGGATAGTTTATACAATAAGAGCTTACCACTTTTGTAAGTCTTATGTTTAAAGTTGAAACTAACCTCTCTTTGCAGAAAAGGTTTCATTAAGTTGTCTATTTTGTCGGTCATGCGTGCATGAATGATACTTTTTGTGCTTCTGGCATCTTAGATAAGACCCGGTTAAAATATTCCCAAAACTCATCAGGTGGGGTGGTTCGAATAGCTCTTACTATTTCTACACTCTCTGCTGGAACTAACCTAAAATCTTGCATGAATATATCCCAAGTCATTACTAATCCCTTTTGTCTAGGGTTAAACTTTAAATGGCCTGGAGCTCCGTGAAAGTTCAATGCTGTTCGTCCTGGTATACTATTTAATAGGTTAGTATCGTTAGTTGCAAGCATTCTTCTGTGGTCATTACCGGGTAAAGGTCTACGCCTTATGAACCTAAGCTCTACAGCATGGCTGTTTAGTATTTGTTCTAATGTACCCGGGGACATCCATATTACTTAGTAGTAGGAGTTGCTCTACCGAAAATACGTTCTTCGTTAAGAAATACAATGTTCTTTAAACCGTTCATTTTTGCACATTTTAAGCCAAAGTTACTTGGAAAAATAACGTGCTCGCCAACTTTAGTTTTGCAACGAGGTCCAGCAATGATAACCTTAGCTACACGCCAAGCAGATTGAACCACATTAGCAGGTACGAAAATACCTTCTCTCATGATTTCAGTATTATCTTCATTACAATCTGCAAACTGACACATTAAAAGATCATCCAATAAAGATGTAAGTGTCCAATCTGTAAGATTTAAGTCTGAACCGAGATAGTTCTCAAGACGTACCAAACCTTTAGTATTGTCTGTTTCTACTTGTTCGTTTGCCTCAAGAGCTTTATGCTGATCGGCACGACTCATGCCACTTTGCTTAATATCTCTTTCGATTTTATGTTGTAGATTTTTCTTCATTTGGTATTTTTAAGTTAAATTGCTCTATATACTGATTTACCTCTCTTATGGAGATTTCAAGGTTATTAGCTACCTTTCTAACGTTCTCAGTATTCTTTTTAATGACTTCTTTTTTAGTCTTTTTAATGTAACTGATTCTCTTAAATTTACAACTAGGTATAATAGTTTTTAGAGCAATGTACCAGTCTTTGTTATTCTCATAACATCCCCAGTATCTATTGGTAGTTTCATTAACGATATGTGCAACCGGTGTAGAGTGCATGGAACACCAACGCTGGATAAGGAATGGTTGAAATTCCTTATCCTCGTTAAGGCTGCTTATATCAGATTCTTTAGCTTTATAAAGAATCTTGTTAAGATGGTCGAACATTAAACAATAATCTTAGCAGTTGCTACAAAGATATTATCTACCATTCGATAGAACTGCTGATGCACTTGTAGTTGAAACTTCTCTGCATCTGCAGGTGAAAGATTAGTACTAAATGCAAAAGCAGGAGCTTTCTTACCAGCACTAATATTAATACCTGTATGACCGATAGCTACATTATCTTTCGAGTATGTAATACTAACAGAAGCTTTACCTTTTTGCTGTACAATACCGCCTTGATTATGTTCTGCATGTACAATCAAGTCATCGCCCTTCATTTCAATAGGTTTTTTAATGTATGTGTGCAAAGTATTAGCGATTGCAGTGTTAAACAAGCGCTGAAAACATACTGCACCAAATGGGTCTAAGTTAGGTATTTCCCAGCAGAAGTTAATCATAGAATCACTATAGATATAGTCTTTTTCTAGAGAATCTTCTAAGTCAATAAGGTTTAATGTAACTTCTACAGGAGCTACATAGCTAACAATATTACCCACAGCCAGAGTCTTATCTCTGAAATACTTATAAGCAAAACGCTTGTGAATAAAATCGCCGTTATATATTTTTTGATCTGTAATAATCATAGTAGTATTATAAAATGTATTTTAATATTTTCCAGCTCTAGCTTTAACTAAAAACCAGTCTTGACCTAAGTTGAACTCTTGTGTAAAGTTCTTTAAGCCTGGAGAAGCATGCGTGACAGCAATATTAGTTGTACCGAGTTTTAGTTTAGCTTTATTGCATTGTAAGCTAAAGTCTAAATCGTAAAAATGAAACTTAGCAGGACATGTTTCGTCAAAGCGAACACCAGCTTCAAAAACCTTTTTAGGGTTGAAAGCAAGAAACAGTCCATCTAGGAGTGCAACTCTACCATTCTTACCAAAAGTGGTATTAAACACACTGTTATTACTAATGTCTACATGGTTAACGCTGCCTTTTAGGCCTTCTTTTGCACACATTAAATGCCATAGTACTGGTGTTTGTATTTTAGGATTAACACCCCCAGCTAAACCTACAACATCGTACTGTTTGAAAGCTTGTTTTAATTTTTCAATCCAGTTTTTATCTGTAATGAGTACGTCATCATGTGTTAGTACCAGTATACAGTCTTCGTCTTTGTACTGTTCAATAAAAGAGTTGTAAACTTTAGCTATAGAGGTCTTATTGTTAAAAGTCCCGTTTACAGTCTTAACATTGTCTAGCCCTTCACTGTTAACAATAGTGTATTTGCTTCTTTCTTTAAGATTTGAATAAGAAGTAGCGGTTGAACAAAAACCAATATATACATTCATTAGTCTTGTATGATAGTTTCAACAGGCAGGTTAGGAAACTTTTTAGTTAGACCTGTAGGCGTAACACTCTCTTGTGTAGAACCATCATTAAAAATATAAATGTTATTTAACCTGATATTATTATCATTAATAAGCTCTGCTAGTTCAAACATACGTTTGCGATGTACTTCTGTGTGATCAGAACATACATCACTGTGTGCGGTGAACAATAACGCTTCTACTAAGAACTGTTTATCTTCTATTTTTAATTGCTGTAAGCCTTTCATATAGTGCTTACAGTATAAAGGTTTATAAAAAAATATCTACTATTATTTTTGAGTATCTGATATTTGATCCAGTCTTTGTGAAATATGTTCCAATATTCTGTCCGTTTCACTTTGTGGTTTAGGATCCATGTAATGTACAACTATAGAAGTTATACTACCAATTAATGCAACCCAAATAGCTGTTTGAAAATGCCAACCGAGCTTATTATTTTCAGTGTGTTTAGTATTACACACTCTGAGGCGCTCCTGTAAATCGACTATCTGCTCTCTAAGCTCTATTTCTGTATGTGCTAAATCATTTTGCAACGTAGCTACCTGTTGCATGAGGCTAGGTTGACCGTTACCATCTCGGACGATTTTACTTATGTTTTGTAATTCCGTCTTAACGTTTACGATATCCCTGTTTATATAATCTATAGCGTCGTTTGGCACGCTAATACTTAGAATACAAAGTATGGAGACTTGTGCTTAAATCTTCCTGCAGGTACTATACTATTGTAATCCTGTATTGCGTATACAATACCCTCTTTTAAAGATTCACTACCTTCAAATTCAGTAGAAGAAAAACACCCGGTGGCTGGATTTGCAAACAAGGTGCTAGCACTTCTGGCTAAATACGTTTTGTTAGTTTTATTATTAAAAGCCCATATAGCAAATGTGCCTTTAAGTACTTCCATAGCTTCCGATACCTGTTTTTTAACTTCTAGCATACGAGGTATAATACAGCTATCAGTTCTACCTATAAAATCTTCGTCAGGAAAATACTCTTTACACAAACTCTCAAAATTACTAATAATACCATTATGAGCAACTATCCAGTCTCCATAAGTGAATGGGTGATTGTCTCCAGGTTCAAACGATTTTGTTTCTACAGTTGGACCTCGAGAATGATAAAGATAATAGCGACCTTGAGTGTCTAAACCTGGCGGGTTAAAACAGTCTACAGGTTCTTTAAAAATGCCTTCAGTTTTATTCACCTGGTATTGATTGTTAGTATCAAACACCAACACTCCAGAGCTATAGTAACCCCTAGCTAGGTTATCTTTATACAAACTAAAAGCTTTGTCTTTATTATTACTGCCCGCTATTCCGCACATATGTAGATTTAGTATAAGGTTGACATTCGTACTTAGCCCAAGGTACCTCTTTTGCATAAGGAATTGGGTCTATTATTTTATTATCAATAAAAGCTTTTAATCTTGCTGAACATGAAACACATTCACCGCAGGCTATTTCTTTACCCTCGTAACAAGTATGAGTTTGCTTAAAGTTAACACCTAACTCAATGCCTTCAGCAACAACTTCTTCTTTAGAGAACTGCATAAAAGGTGCATTAACTTTAATAACGTTTTTACGGTTAAGACCGTATAGTTCATTAACTTTATTAAGGAATAAAGATGTACAGTCCCAGTAACCCGAGAAGTCATCGGTTTGTACTGCACCGTAAAACAGGTCTGAAGCCCCAACAGATTCAGCCCAACCAGCGGCTGTAGTGAGTAATAGTAGGTTTCTAAAAGGAACATAACTTAAAGGCTGTGCATTACCAATATCATCTTTAGCTTTAGGTATGTTTAAGTTAGTATTTGTTAAAGCTGACATAGTGGATATACTTCTAAAGAAATCCATATCTACAATCTTATGTTCTTTAACCTTGCAAGCATCTACTTGATACTTTGCACAGTCGATTTCTCGAATAATCCGTTGTCCGTAGTTAAATGTAATGGCATATACTTCATCATAGTTAAGCTTCTTAGTTACATAGTGAAGTAATATAGAGCTGTCCATTCCGCCTGATAATATGACTAGTGCTTTTGACATATGGTTATAATAGTATAGTTTAATAGAAATTCAATGAAAAAGTAGTAAATAATGTATATGAAGAATTTGTTCCAAGATGCATTTAATGAATCCCTAGATAGAGAAAGCAATGCTGGCATTATGCATTTAAAAGATGTTGAAGCTAAGAAAGCTGGTAAAGATTCATTTAAATTAGGCGATAAAACTTTTCCAGTCAAGGAAAAAAAGAAAGTATTGGACAAAGAAGGTGCAGGCGTGATGCATTTTAAGGATCAAAAAGCTAAAGAAGCTGGTAAAGATACTTTTGAGTTAGGCGGTAAAGAGTTTCCTGTAAAGGAAAGCGACAAAAAGTGGATACAAAAAACTAGTGTATCAAAACATAAAGGCGACTTACACAAAGCATTACACGTTTCACAAGGTGAAAAGATTCCTGCTGATAAGCTAAACAAAGCTGTACATAGCAAGAACCCTCACACCCGTCATATGGCACAGTTTGCAAAGAATGTGCAGAAGGAAGAATCAGAGCATATGACTCCAAGTGAAATCAAAAAACGCAACGACATTTACAAGAACTTACCTAAAAAAGATATTGAAAAGCGTTACGGAAAAGATATTCGCGGAAATATCGCTACAGCAAAAGCTCTAGCAGAAAATGCTTACGGTGCAGCTTTAGGTATGGAAGCTAAACCAGCACACCCACCTGCAGCTAAGCCAGCTCCAACAGCTGAACCTTCTGATGATGAAAGATCTCAAGCAGCGTGGAACAAGTCTTTAAGTCCTGAAACAGATCCTGCAGCTTTTGATGCTGCTGCAAACCCTTCTCTTAAACTTGATACAGAAGGCGTTGCTAAAGCACGTGAATGGATTAAAAAACTTGACGACATGGCAACATTTATTAATGGTGCAGATGAAAACAGCTTAAATGCTCAAATCAATGCATTAGAAATGCGCAACTCTATTCCTTTTAAAGGTATTGTTCGTCGTGAAGAAAAACGTATTACTAAGTTAGCTGAAAATCTTCGTGGTCTAGCAGAACTATTCAAAACAGTAGTTACAAGTTCTGGTAAAAAGATTCACGACGCTACAAGCAAAATTACAACTCGTTAAGTAGGGTTTTTAATCTGAGAGTACTGTATTATTCCTCTCATACCTTTGTACGTATTTTGTAATATATTAATGTACTGTACTTCGTCTTGTTTTTGCTTGATGCAAAGTTCGTTAAAATCTTTGTATTGAGCATATTCTTTAGGCCAAATAAATACAGACTCTCCTTTGTCTAGCAACTCTTTTGTAATCTTATAAGAGGTCTTATCTACCCACTGGTTATCTAATACATACACTAAATTATGCATAGGGTACGCTTTTTGTATCATTTCAAGCTGCTCTTCTGTAGGATGTATGCCAGCTAAAGCTACACTATTGCGTAAAAACATAGCATCAATAGGTCCTTCTTGTAAGAATATATAATCTATATCTGGAGATACTTTGTCTAGGTTAAACACTCCTTTATCACTGTTAACTTTAGATAGATACTTTGCCTTGTCTTCGTCTTCTTTGTATAGTGCTCTAGATTGATAGGTTGTTATCTTTCCTTCCATATTATAGAACGGAAACACAACTCTGTTTTTATGAATATTGTCAGTTAAGCTAATCCAAAGGCTTTTAGGTTTATTAATGGCGGTGTCTAATCGTCTTTTATTAATAAACTCAAGAGCATCCTGTACTACTTTATTGTTTTTATAAAATGATACCTGATTATTATCAAACAAGTTTATGCTATCGTATGGTAAAGGATTAGGATTAGCTTTTTTATAAAAATCCGACTTCTTAATAAGTTCTTCTACTGTATCTGAGTATGATCCAGATTGAGCCATTATCTCGCTAAAAGAGAGGCCGGTTTGTTCCTTAACGAAATCTAATCCGTTTTTACTTTCACCGCAGTTATGACAGAACAAGTGATCATCTTCAGGAATATAGAAAAATCTACGCTTCTTACCCGCACTCTTACCTTCATGACAGTATGGACATTCTCCATTGTATGTGTTAGTAGTCTTTTTAAACACAGGCCTCTTTGCATATTGGAAGAACGTCTGTATTACAAAGTTTTGAGGAACGATCATAAAGTAAGTATAGTATATGGGGTACCCGAAAAATAACAAGTACTATCAAGGAATTTATACACCTATTAATAAAGAAAAATATAAAGGTACTAATAATCCTGTATACAGATCAAGCTTGGAAAGGAACTTCTTTTTATTTTTTGATAAAAGTCCGAACGTGACTGCATGGGTAAGTGAAGGCATAGTGGTGCCTTATTATAGTGGCATTGACAATAAAGTACACAAGTATTATGTAGATTTAATAGCTGCAATAAAACAGCCAGACGGGGTTGTTCAGAAATATTTAATCGAACTTAAACCTTCCTCTCAAACTCAACCACCTGTTCATTCAGATGGTAAAAAAAGAAGTACAGTGTTGTATGAACAGTTAATGTGGCACAAGAATCAAGCCAAATGGAAAGCCGCGAGTGAGTACGCGGCTAAAAAAGGAATGAAGTTTGTTGTACTTACTGAAAAGTATTTAAATCAATCTTCTTGACCTTCGTAATCGTGTGGGTTTTGACTTCCAGTGCCGCCAATGATTTCTTCAGGTTCTGGTTCTTTAAAACCAGCAAGCTCTTCGCCAGAAGACTTTCTACCTCTAGACCGAAGCTTTTTAACAGCGCCTTGTAGTTTAGCAATCTTGCTAGGGTCGCCAAGCTTTATACCTCTAGCTGCCATACGAGCTCTAATCGCATCAGCACCAGCAGCCTTTTTAAGTTCTGCAGGATCGATTTGTGGTTCTAGTTCAGTATCTCCACCCATTGAAGCATCAGCAACCGCTGCTTTAACTACAGTTGGGTCTAAGTTGTATGGAGTTTCTTCACTGTTATCAGCTGCTAATCTAGCCATGATTTCTTGTGGGGTTAGGTTAGGATCAGCTTGTAACATACCTGCTACTGCTTCTTTAGTCCTTAATGTATCAGGAAGCTCTTTATATTTCACACCAGCTGGTTCTGCAGCAGGTGCAGCAGCTGGGGTAGTTGTACCGCCAAGCTTTTTAGCATTAAAAATTTTACGTGCTTTGTAGTAAGGTATACCCTGTGCTACAAGCTTTTCGATTTCTCGATTTTTTGGCTTAGCCATCTCTAAATCGAGGGTGTGCTCAGCAATATAGTTAATAGCATCATCAAATTTCATAAGATACAATACTTATTATAACTTAAACTCTTTTTTATCCGGTATACCTAACTTCTTCTTATCGACACCTAGCTGATCCGCTAAGGTTTCAATCTGTTGAAGATCTTGAGCAATTAAAGAGTCTTCTTCACCGAAGAACTCGCACTTTTCATTAATATACAATGCTACTTGTGCAACACGCTCTAACGGATTTCCGTATAAAGGAATAATAGGTGGGCAGTCTTCTCTATCAAAGAAACGGGAACTACCTTGTTCCCAAGCTCTATAAATAGCATCAAATAAAACAGCGATTTCACCACGATAAATAGGATCTATATCTCTATTTTCTTTATATGATAACATTGCATCGTTTTCTTTGTTAAGAGGTATGTAAAATATTACAGAGTAAAACTTTATAGCTTCTTTTACTTGTGAAATACATTTATCAATAAATGCTTCATCAATATCAGAACAACCCTTATCGAATAACCAAAGAGAGTAAACTAGATTGTCAATAGGGGTACGGTCAAAGATCATTTTCTTTTTACCGTAGTTAGCCATAGCTTCATCTACAAGATAGTTAAGAATAGCTTCTTGAGACTCTTTTGTACCGTGTTTATTAACAGGTAATTTTTTTTCTTTTATTAAATCCCTGTATGTTTTTGTAGGCTTGTTTAGTTGTGGCCACTGCAACATCATATCATCGATAAGTGTAGTCTTACCAATACATTGAGTGCCGATAACGCCTATTTTGCTAAGTTTAGAGTGGCTCATTTATTAAAATTTACGCTTTATAGTGATATTAGCAACCTCATTATCATCTTCAGGTGGCTGGCCAGTTTCAACGTCTACCCAATCAAGAACACAGTTATCGGGTGGGTAATAACCTACAGCTCTAACAAAAGCATTAAACTGCTCTGTTAGTTCTTCTAAACCGGCTTGACCGTCAAGGGTAATCTCAACTTTATGAGGCACACTGACATTAATATCGTCATTAGTATGCTCTAACGTATATGTGAATTTTATTTCTTGTTTCATATGTTATACCATTTCTTCAACAATACCGAGTATTTCTGCTACGATTAGCAATATACCAGTAACCCAGAAGGCACCGAAGCAAAGGCATGTACCCGCAATAATGCGGATAATGCTTTTAATAATGCTAATATTTTTATGTTTTTTAGGATCAGGAATATCGTTCATATATTATACTTTAAGGGCTTTGTCCCAAACTTGCAAGTGCATTCTGTTCGAGAACTTAAAATTATATTTCTTACATAGTTCAGCCACAGCAGGCCCAACTTCTAGTAGTTCTTTACGACTACCGCACATTGGCATAATCCATACTTGATTGGAACGTACAGCTACATCAGGGTTATTAAGATAGTTTTCTAACACTTCATTTAAGTCTGATTCTTGTCTAGCTACAAACTTAAAGCAAGCATCGTGTACAGCTAGATAACGTAATACCTCTGGTTTATAACGTTTATCAGCAGGATCACCGTTACTAGATAGTTTAGGCGAAGTAGTGTATGTTACATGTACGCCTAGACGAGACCATTCTTCATCTGGCATAATAGTACCGTTAGTTTCAAAATCTATATGTAATGTAGGCTTACCTACATCCTCTACTGTTAATGTTCTGCTGTAGTTTTTAAAACCCCAACGATCTCTAATAAACTTAACAAATAGTAATAAGTTCTTCTGCTGAATAAAAGGCTCTCCACCAGTTAACTTAAGTAATGCACCTTCTTTTAGACGCTCGTGGTAGTCATTCTTCTC